AGCGACAGGCGTTAAGTCTACTGTACTTGCACAAGAGATTGACAAGAAGATAGCTGATCTACTGTTAGACGATGAGAAGTTAGCTAGAGCGCACGTTGAGATAGAAGCAAGCACTACTGCTGTCGGTGACTACAGCGACAAGACGCAGATATACGCTTACCACATGGATAGCGGAGTGGTTACAGCTAATGAGGTTCGTGAGAAGATTGGTCTTGAAGATGTGGCAGGCGGTGATCAACTGCTACAGCCAAAGGTATCACAACCCTCAGAGGCGTAGATGTCAGACGGATCACACGCAGACTTTCTAGCTAAACTATCGGAAGATCATCAGGCTAAACTAGGTGATGCGATTGTAAACCTAGAGGACAAGATAACCGACCTAATGTCTGGTGCGCCCTTAACTGATGGTGAGTTCTTTGACCTAGAGTGGGCGGTAGAGTCTAGGAACGAACTTAGAAAGATCATCGACAAAGAGTACCTTGAAGAAGTCGATAAGATTGTAAAAGACTACTCAGGCGTAGCAGAACGCGCAACAGATATGCTTCAGGAGTATGGTGACTTTACTAGGCTTGATAAAAGCGTCATAACGCAATTGCAGTCGCTTACCTTTCAGGGCTTTGAGTCAGTAGGAGATCAGTACCTATCAGCAGTATCAAAAGAAATCTATGATATGACTCTGGTTGGTACGTCATTCTCTGATGCGGTTAAGAACGTCAGAGCGACTGTTAGCGGCAACCTAAAGCGTTACGCAGACCAACAGGTGCATGATGGTCTGATGCAGTTCAACGCTAATGCTAACGTAGCTATCGGCAAGCAGTCAGGCGTTACTAAATGGAAGTATTTTGGCGGTCTACAAGACAACAGCCGATCACACTGCAAGAAACACGCAGGCAAGGTCTACACTGAAGAAGAAATAGCCGAGATATGGTCAGGCAACTGGGCAGGTAAAGCGTCAGGCGACCCATTTGTTGTTCGCGGTGGCTACAGATGTCAGCACCATTGGCGACCTGTATTTGATGAAGAAGTAGTATCTGATGTAGTAGAAGAAGAACCAGTTGACTTAGACGAAGCACCAGAGGGAGTGCCAAAGCGTCAAAAGAGAGTTGATGCTGAGAAGGAAATAAAGCAGAAGATTAAGCCTAAATATCAGGATGTTGAATCAGGTCAAATCGGTGATGACTACTACTCGTATCCAAATGTAGGTGGCGTAGCGGCAGTACGCTTTACTAGAGACAGCTACAACAAAAGAAAGCATGGTGACAACTGGATCGAACATAGCAGGAATGGCTTTGGGAACATCGAGTATGAGTTTAGCGATGACCTAAGTAGCGTCATGGTTGGAATGTTAGATGAGACAGCAGAACTAAGCCTAAAGTACAAAGTGCCACAGATTAGAGGTCTTGATGTAACTGGATCAGCAGTAGCAAGTATGGGTGATGGCGTGTTATCAGTTAACCCAAGATACTTAGATAAGGTCGCTAGTTCTGTTTATGTAACACCTGCAAAGCGCAAGAAAGCACTTAGCAAAGCAGATGATTTAGAAAAGCAAAGAGCGAAACAGCAAGAGGTTGTAAACAAGTTAAGAAAGGAAAGAGAAGAACTTGATGAACTTTGGGTGCGAATGGAAATTACAAATGCGCCAGAAGATGAGATAAGGGCTATATCTAACAAGGTATTTGCCGCAAGTGATGAGGTATCTAAGGCAAGGCTAGAACTGCAAAAAATTAATGGTGCTATACAAGAACAGCGCGATATTGCAGGAGTCAAACAAGTAAATAACTGGAAGTTTGGTGACGATCCTAGCCTAAGACCGCACACAGCAGAAAAGTATTTTATTGATCCATTAGATGATATTAGAACAACTGTATATCACGAATATGGGCATACAGTGCATCAGGAGTACAACAGAAGGGCGTTTGCGTTTAGTGGCAACGAGCCAGACTTAGAGCAGGTACTAAAGCGTTTAAACCGCAAAAGAGACAAGATGCAGTCTACAAAGTATATGGCTAAAAATGGCAAAGAATGGTGGGCAGAAAGTTTTGCATTGCACAATCTAGGCAGAAAAGACTTAGTAGACCCTAGAATGAATGCGCTGATTGAGGCTATTGCAGAATCACCAGTTCGCTTATCGCAAGACGAACTGCAAGCTGTTGTAGATAAAGCAGACAAGAAAATGAAGGCAGAAGCGAAAAAGAGGAAGAAGTAATGGCAGACTTATTTGATACAGCATTAAAACTGTCACAGACAGAACCAATGACTCAAGACATTATTGATGCGCTAAAGTCATTAGCTGAACTAGCCGAGCCAGACGATGCTAGAGGACTTGGCATGATACTGGAAGGCGCGTTAATGGATTTTAATGACAACGTAAATATGGAGACTGAAGAAGATGCCTAGTCACTACGGAAAACCCAAAAAGAAGAAGAAGCGCAAGACTAAGAAGTAATGTGCTAAACTAACATTTTATTTAACTACTCCAAGTGAGGTTCGTACACATGAGCGATGAAATCATGGAAACACAAGCTGAGACTGAAACAGTTCAAACACAGGATAAGACGTTTACGCAGGAAGAATTAGATCGCATTGTTGCTGATCGTATTGCTAGAGAACAACGCAAGTTCGATAAGAAACTAGGTGGCATTAATTTAGATGAAGCCAAAGAGTTACTTACTCAAAAGGAACAAGCTGAGATCGAGGCACAGAAGCAACGTGGCGAGTTTGATACAATCCTAAAGCAGACTGTCGAAAAGAAAGAAGCAGAGATAAACAGTTACAAAAGCAGATTGCAGGAGACGCTGATAGATGGAGCGTTGACTACAGCCGCGAGTCGTAACAATGCAGTCGATGTTTCGCAAGTGACGACACTATTAAAAAGCAAAACCCGACTAGCCCAAGATGGCACAGTCGAAGTGCTAGACGCTAATGGAACGCCTAGATACAATGATAAAGGCGAACTGTTATCTGTTGATGATATGGTGACTGAATTTTTAACTGTAAACCCACATTTTGTTAGAGCAAGCGCAGGCGGTTCTGGCAGTATGGGTAACGCAGGTGGGAATACATCGAAGCCCGAAAAGTCGGTGGATTGGATGCTAGAGAACTGGAATCAAGGCGGCAAACAAATGTATGCCAAGATGACGAAGGGGAAATAGCTAATTACTATTTAATCTTATTTTAAGGACTTTTTATCATGGCTAATGAAACAACCACAACTACTCTAAACGACCTGTTTAGCAACATTGTTGCACAGGCACGATTCACTGCTGAAGAAGAATCTCTAATGCTAGGGCTTGTTACTCAGTACAACATTGCAGGTCAAGCAGGAACAACTGTACAAGTGCCTAAATATGGCGCATTGACTGCGTCTGACGTAGACGAAGCAACTGATCTTACTAATGCCGCGCTTAACACTGGAACAACTGACATTGCTGTTGGCGAAGTTGGTGCAATGGTAACTCTAACTGATATGGCTTTACATGGCGCAGGAAACCCTGCATCAGAAGTTGGTACAGTTCTAGGTAACGCCATCGCTACTAAAATTGACAAAGATTTAATGGGTCTTTTCAAAACTGAAGCATTGCCACAAGTAGGAACAGTTGGCGGTGCATTGTCTGTAGCTGACATTTTTGCGGCTGTTGCAACACTAAAAGCTAACTCAGCGCGTGGTCAAATGTATGGTGTTCTACATCCTAACCAAGCCTATGCGCTTAAATCAGCTTTGACTAACAGCTTCGCTAATGGTCAATCTGACGTTGGTAACGAAGCATTGCGATCAGGCTACATTGGTAATATTGCAGGCGTTCAAATGTATGAATCAGCAAACGTACCAGTTGATTACACTGACTTAGGTGCTGATGGTTCGGTAGGCGGTTCTGGTGATAATGCTGATACTGCTAACCAAGCGGCAGGTGCTATCTTTACTGCTGAAGGTTTGGCAATTGCTATCAAGTCTACATTCAACCTAGAGACTCAGCGTGATGCGTCTTTAAGAGCGAATGAACTTGTTGCAAGTGCTGTTTACGGCAAAAAGGTACTAGACGCATTGTTTGCAGTGCGCCTATGCTCAAAGAAAACACTTTAATTTAAAGTGACCCCCCTGTTTCGGCAGGGGGTTTTCTAATTCTGAGGTTAATATGGCGATTACATATAGAGGCGAAAGGTTCGCAGGCTACAACAAGCCTAAAAGGACATCTGGTCATAAGACTAAATCTCATGCCGTATTAGCTAAAGATGGAGACAAAGTTAAGCTGATTCGTTTCGGTCAGCAGGGAGCAGATAACAAGCCCCCTAGAAAAAATGAAACACAAGCAGATAAAGCGAAGCGAGCCGCGTTTAAAAAGCGACACGCAAAGAATATAGCCAAAGGCAAGATGTCTGGGGCTTACTGGGCAGACAAGGTGAAATGGTAATGGCGTTTTCAGAAGATAAAGACTTGCAAGAACTAGTGCCAGATATTCTGCAACTAGGCATTGATACGTTTGCTGACGAGCATGAAAGAGCGCAGGCAGACATACAGCGCGAATTAAGAATACAGTGGTGGGAACGAAAGAACATAGATGGCGAAATGAACCCTGCCTATTTGACGGATACACAGTTTACAAGATGTGCCGCATACTTAGTTCTATGGCGTTACGCATTGCCACAGCTTACTAACTGGGTTGATGGCGACAGATTTCAAAGCATGATTACTTTCTACAAGTCACGTTATGGTGAGGAGTTAGAAGCAATACTGCTAGATGGCGTTGAGTACGACAAAGATAATGACAGCGTTATTACAGAGAAAGAAAGAGAATCAGTGCATAGTGGCAGGATGATTAGATAGTGGATTTTGACATACGCGACAGTCTAAAGATTGTTAAGTTAAAGCTGAATGGTGACGAGCCAAAAGAAGCTATTAAACGCGCTCTATTGCGTACAGGTCAAAAGGGCGCAAATCTAATACTAGATAGAACACTGGCAGGCAAAGACATACAAGACCTGCCATTTAAGCCATACAGTGCAAGCTACTTAAAGTTTAGAAAGAGAAAAGGCAAGTCTACAAGACCTAGCCTATTCAACAAAGGTCAGATGCTTGGTGCGGTAAGAACAAAAGCTAACACCGAGAAAGCTACCATATTTTTTTCATCTGCGGCAGAGTCTAAGAAGGCGGCATTTAACCAAAAGAAACGCCCTTTCTTTGGCTTTAGCAGAAAAGACAAAGGAGAACTTGCTAAGTTCTTTATAAGGAATCTGAAAGTATGAGCATAAGAGAGAAGATAGCGGATAATCTAGTGACAGTTTTGCAGGGTGTAGATTTGCCTGTAGCAGTCAAGTATGTGACTAGAGAACCCTTTGATTTTGAGAAGTTATCAAACGCTCAGTTCCCTGCTATACTTGTCAGATCGGCAGATGAGGATCGCACAGATAGCACTATTGGCGGTTCACTATCGCAAAGGATGGCGACAATAAACTATGACCTAATCTGTTATGTCAAAGGTAGCAAGATTGACACAGCTAGGAATCTGCTTATTGAAGCTATTGAAGAAAAGATTGATGCAGACAGAACGCGCGGATCGAATGCACTTGATACGCAAATTCTAGGCATTGCAACAGACGAAGGTTCTATTGCCCCTGTTGGGGGCGTAATTATAACGCTAAGAGTTCTTTATAATTATACTCGCGGCACACTTTAAATATTTAATGAGGCAATAAAATGGCTATAGCAACAGGTTCAAGCGGAATAGTAAAAATCGGTAGTTCAGGTTCAAACGAGGCGGCAGTAGGTCAGGTGCGATCTTTTAGCATCGAAACTTCTGCTGACACTATCGAATCAACAATTATGGGTGCGACAGCAAGAGCATACCTGCAAGGTCTTTCAACTGCTACTGTTTCAATAGAAGCATACTGGGATGAAACTGACGCAGGACAGCTTGCGTTAGACGAAAGAGCAGTAGTGTTTTTTGAAGTTTATCCTACAGGTGATGCGTCAGGTCAAGAAAGCTACACGGGTTCTGGTATTGTAACTAGCAAATCTATTAATGCGGCATTTGACGGCATGGTAGAAGCTAGTTTCACAATTCAAGTGTCTGGTGCTATCGCTACACCTTAATTAACAAAGGGGAATAATCATGGGATTTGCTAAAGAGTTACGCGAAAGAAGAAACGTGGAAGCTAGGGAAGTTGTTGTTCCAGAATGGGGTGATGATTCTGGCGATTTTAAATTATATTGCAAGCCAATAACTTGCGCTGATTTAAACATTCTACAGAAGAAGTACCCCGACTTTCTTGAAAATACAACTGTTGAAGCAATGGTTGATTTAATACTTATTAAGGCTTTAGACAAAGACGGCAAGAAAATATTTGCACCTTTGCAAGATCGAAAGGACTTGATGGAAGAAGAAACAGCCATAATTAGCGACATTGCAAACCAGATGTTTTCAGAAATAGAAACGCAGGATGCACTAGCAAAAAACTAAGAACCGATCACTATCGCATGAATCTATTTGCGTTAGCTGATCGGCTACACAAGACCATCGAAGAAATCGAACAGATTAGTCTGAGCGAGTTTAACGAGTGGTTGGCTTATCTATCATTGCTAAATAAGGATACAAATGGCTAATCAAGACATGACAATTGCTATCAAGGCAAAAGACTTAACCCAGAATGCTTTAAAGAATATAAATCGAAGCATGAGGAAGTTGAATGCTAGTGTATTTTTAGCCCAAAAAAGATTTCCTAAATTAGCAAAGGCGGCAAGACTAGTTGGTGTTGGTGTAAAGAAACTAGGTGCAAGCATTGGCGGTCTAGTAAAAAGACTTGCAATGCTGTCTATAAAAATAGGCGCAGTAGCATCAGTAGCAGGTGCAGGCATCTTTGCGTTTATGATTAAATCGAGCATAAGCGCGACAGATAACCTAGCTAAGACTGCAA